CCAATAAATGGTATCGTGTATAGCTTTTGTATCGTAATTAAACGTCCCTGTTGGCTTATCAAAGCTCAGTTCGCTTTGCATCCGTTTACTTTTTAGCTCGTGGATCTCCGACAATTGTACCTGATTAAGGCTGTCGCACTCAAACAAAGCCGTAAGCGTTGAGCTATCGGCAGGTACAGGAATGGGAACTAGTCGCTCCCTGATTTCAATTTTTGTTTCCACTGGAACTTCTACTAGGTTACCTGTAGAGCGGCAACTTGCAAATGCAAGTAAGAAAATAATAAAGATTAGTGCTCTCATGGCTTTGTAGTTTTTGTGGGTTTCATCAACTTGGTAAGCTTATCAACTTCCAATTTTAACTTTGCATTCTGACTCCGTAGTAATTTAATTTCTGATTCAAGTGTTTGCTGTCCTGTTAGCAGTTCGGCATTTTGAGCTTTAAGCGCAATAAGCTCTTTAAGCGTGTCGCTGTATTTAACCACAAGCATATCAATATTGGCCTGCATTTCGCCCAGAAAATCGTTATTGCGCTTTTTCTTTTGCACAAAGCGTGAGGCAAACCAACCTATTGCTGCTGATGCGGTTGGCAAACCAATTTCTAATGCTTGATCCCATTTCATAAGCTATTTTTTTCGTTTATGCCTATTTGATTTAGCCACTTAGGTACGTCAAAACTTGGGCAAGATTTTGAGGAAAATTGATTGTGTCCGGCTACTTTTGCAAACGGAAAACGCTTTACAAAATCGCGGACATATTTTTTCAATGCGTTGAATTGAGCAATGGTGCGGGTATCTTTAGGCCTCATAAACCTATCGATCCCGCCCACATATACTATATGTCTGGAAACACCATTCACACCCGCAGCACCGTTCGTGATCTCCCAGCTGTCTACTTGGTCATCTTCATTATTTTGGGCAAGGCGTTCAACTCTGCCGTCTAAATGAATCATATCCGTGTAGCCAACTTTCGACCAGCCGCGACCTTCAGGTTGAGGCGAAAGATGCCAGCGACGAATGTCGTCGCCGGACACTTTACGCCCTGCCGGAGTCGCAGTGCAATGGATGATTAGGTATTTCAGTTGTTTGCTCATCTAGAATCAGCCTAAACTGCAGTAGCTTGACGAATGGCCAAAAGACCTTCTACACCTGTACGCATTGGGCGGCCACCGGCACGCTCAAGGAAACTGTAGATGTCGCCGTAGTACAATGGATCTTTCTCCGACTCGAACATGTTAACCTCGCCAAGAGCGCGGCAAACAGAATTCTCGTACCAAGCCAAGGCAGCTGCACAATCGGTAGCAGCACCACCAGTTGTCCAAGCTTTGGCCACACCAGCTCCTGTATAACGAGTTACGCGTGAGCGCATCATTATATTGAAACCGTACAATTTACCGACTATACCATTTTTCACATCAACCGCAGCGTGGAAAGCAATGGCTTCGTTAGCGGTTAAGCTATCGAGCAATTGGCCATACATCACAGCATCAATTCCCATGTATCTTCCAACTTGTGGAATATCTTGGAGGTTGAATTTGTTCATTGCGGCCAAAACATCGGCTTTGGTAAATGCCAGGCGATTTCCGGTAGCGGCGGCAGTATGTGCTACAACTGCAGCTCCGGTAGTTTCTATACTGTTGGCAACCAGAGGCGACCATTTGTAAAGAATTTCGTCGGTAATTTCCTGAATCAATTTTGCGCGGTCGGTGCGAATAACACTATCGCGCTTGCTGTAAGATAGCTCAACGGTGTCGGCGTGAGGAATTCTGATTGGATTGGTTGTAAACTCATCCAAATCAAAAGTAAGATCAGTATCCGTACGTGCGGTTACCGCTGCAGGAAATTCAGTTCTGTTTTTTACAACACCTGAAGCGGCACCTGCATTGGGGATATGAACCGTTTTTCCTTGGTTCACAAATTCATCAGCATTAAATGCCTTTGAAATCATGCTGTTATCAGCGAATAAACCTTCCACGATGGAGGCCATCCATATTTCTTTTTGTATTGCCATTTTGATTGTTGGGTATTAATTAATATTTCGGTTTTTTTCTCTATTTATCCTTAAGCCGGCAGGCCTATTTCTTTGGATTTGGGAAGCGTTTATCAAACTTCTCCTTGTACAAATCGGGATACTTGTCGTGCAACAAAGTCAACTTGTTTTCTTTGTCGATTGTATCCCAATCTTTTTTGGTGAGGTCGGCCAGTTCCACATTATCTGTAGCTCCGGCATCCATCTGCTCGGTTACGCTTTTGCGCTTAGGCAAGGCAGCGAGCGATTTCTCGGCTTTTTCAAAATCGAGATCGAAAAGCTCCAAAAAGCTGGCTTTGCCATCGGCATTAATGCGACCGTCTTTAACGGCAGCATCAACCAAAGCAATGCCTTTAGCTGTTCTTTCAGCCTTGGCATCCTCGTTTATTTTGTCGATCTTGTCCTTTAGGGCAACATTTTCTTGCTTGATGCGATTGTTATCGCCTTCTAAGCGCGACTTATCTGCTAACAACACGTTAACAGCGGCCAAACGTGCAGCGTCATCCGCTGTGTCGGCTAATTTTAAAACTTTGTTCAGTTCCATGTTATTCTTGTTTTTTAATGAAAATTTGTGATTATCAATTAGTTGAATGACAGCGGACGCGTCATGCATATCAATTTTTTCGCCTTTTGAATCGTAAAAAACCAAAGCATTATGGTTCGATCCGATGGTAACCATCGAAGCTTCTCTGGCTTTCCATTTGGTTACGGTTGGGTATTTTTGTCCGGAAAGTTTAAGCGCAGGTTCTTCAGAGATTTCTTCAGGAGGCCAAGCACCAATACTGGCAGCATTTAAAAAGCCATCCTCCACTTTTCCGGCAACTTTTTTTCCTCTATCATCTTTGAGATCGTAAACAGGATCGGCTAAAATTTCCGTGCCTTCGATGCGTATATTTTCCCAGCGACCAATGGGCAGCGACCAGTCGTCGTGGTTAAGCAACATCACCGGATTTTTTATGAATTCGCTCAGGTCGGCACCGGAGGTTAACATCCGAAATCCGTAGGTATTGACTGACTCGTCGTGTAGGACAAAACTTTTGCTCATTGCTTTTTTTTGAGCTAAGGAAAGCGCTGCGCAGCGTAAAAACAAAAAACCTTACAACCGTTAATACAGTCGTGGCAACGCTTGTATGATTTTTTGAAAAACTAGCCCGCTAAAAGTAGATTCGCTCAAAAAGAGCGAATAGATGGCTGGATTAACAAATCAACAAAAAAGAGAGTGGGCAGAGCAGCTCATCACTCAACAGGGATTTTCACAAAAAGAAGCTGCCGAAAAAGTGGGCGTTTCAACCGTAACTTTAAATAAGTGGTATGCAAAGTATAAGTGGGAGGATCTCAAGCAATCGCTTTTGGTTACTCGACAAATGCAACTCAAACGCTTGTATATGCAAATGGACGAGCTGAATTCGGCTATTATGGAGCGAGAAAAAGGCCAACGCTTCGCCAATTCTAAAGAAGCCGATACCTTGAGCAAGTTAGCCGGAGCCATAAAAACAATGGAAACGGAAGCAAGTATTGCCGATGTAGTGGAAGTTAGCAAGCGTTTTCTCGATTTCTTACGCGGCTTTTCTCCAACCAAAGCCATTGAAGCTGCAAGTCTTTTCGACGACTTCATAAAACATTTATTAAAGCGATAAGCAATGGCAAAATCAAAAATTACAGATCGGCAAGCCCAAATTGATTGGGATAAGTATTTTGACAATTTTATCGCCTCAGTAAGTGCCGACAAAACGGAAACGACCGACGAACGCAAAAAGCGAATTAAGAAGTTAGAAGGTGATTTTGAAGAGTGGAAAAAATACTATTTCCCAAAGTACTGCTTTGCGCCTGCAGCTCCTTTTCACGTTAAAGCCTCCAAGCGTATTTTAAACAATCCGGAGTGGTACGAAAGTCGTGTGTGGGCGCGTGAGTTGGCCAAGGACGTAGTGGCTATGATGGAGACATTGTATCAAACGCTTACCGGAGAAAAGAAAAACATCCTGTTTATTTCAAACAGCTACGACAAAGCAGCTGATCTGTTGCAGCCCTACAAAATTAACCTCGAAAAAAACGAGCGCATTATCAACGATTACGGCGTGCAAGAAATGCCCGGAAGCTGGGTTTCTGGAGATTTTACAACCACACAAGGCGTTTCTTTTCTTGCCGTGGGTGCTGGTCAGAGTCCAAGGGGATCTCGTACTGAAGAAGTGCGCCCCGATAAAGTAATAATATCCGATATCGATACCGATGAGGATGTCAGAAATCCTGACATTATTGATAAGCGTTGGAAATGGTTCGAAAAGGCTGTGTTCCCAACGCGCTCGGTCTCGAAAAATACGCAATACATTTTCCTTGGCAACCTGATAGCAAAAGATTGCTGCGTAGCCCGCGCAATGGAAAAAGCGGACAAGGTTGATCTGGTTAACCTTATCGATAAGGAAGGTAATTCCACTTGGCCACAAAAAAACAAGCCTGAGCATATTTCCAGGATAGAAAGCAAAATTAGTACTGCCGCTTTTCAAGCCGAGTATATGAACAACCCACTATCGGAAGGCGATGTATTTACAGAAATGCATTGGGGAGTTGTTCCTCCTTTAAAGAAGTTTCGCTTTTTGGTTGCTTATGGCGATCCGGCTCCATCCAATTCAAAAAATAAAAAAGGCTCGTTCAAATCCATTTTCCTGATGGGAGCGTTAGATGGCAAGTATTATGTCATCACCGGATTTTTAGATCACGTTGTTAATGCTGAATTTGTCAACTGGTATTATTTCCTTAAAGATTTTGTAGGCGACAAAACCCAGACCTATAATTTTATTGAAAACAACACGCTGCAAAACCCTTTTTACGAGCAGGTGTTTATTCCGCTCTTTGCCGAAAAGGCCAAAACAGAGGGTTTTATCGGAATTATTCCGGATGACCGCAGCAAGCCCGATAAGTTTAGCCGCATAGAAGGAAATCTGGAACCGATGAATAGGATGGGAAAACTGATCCTTAACGAAAAGGAAAAAGAAAACCCACATATGAAAAGGCTTGAAGAACAATTCCTTTTGCTAAATGCACAAATGAAATCGCCTGCCGATGGTGCCGACTGTATTGAGGGTGGTGTGTGGATAATCAATCAAAAATTAGCGGCCTTGCAACCGGGGAGTTTTACCGTAGGCAAATCTCCGCGAAACAAAAAACGTTACTAAAAAATTAAGCTATGTTTATAGAAGCTGCCGAATTAAAGACGCATTTATATGCCGAACAAATTGCGATCATCCAACGCGATGACGAAACTATTTTAACCGCTGCCATCGACGCGGCTATTCAAGAGGCCAAAGGCTATCTTGGAGCTTATGACAAGGATACTATTTTTGCCGCTGCAGGTGCTGCCCGAAATGCTTTGCTGCTCATTTTTGTTAAAGACATCGCTACTTGGCATTTTCTTGTGCTTAGCAATGCGGGTACTGATTTAGAGATGCGCGAATCGCGCTACTCGAGAGCCATCGATTGGCTTAAGGCTGTGCAAAAAAATCAGGTATCGCCCGACCTGCCCAAAGCTGTAGATGCTGAAGGTGTAAATACAGGCGATGCCATTGTGTTTGGCAGCAACGACAAAAGAAATCAACATTTTTAAAATATAGATAAGATGGCTAAAAAGAAAGAAGATAAACTGGTAGTCAACCAAATAATTATAAAAGCTCCTCAACGGAAAACTTCCGATGTGGGAACGTGGCGTGCTGCCTTGCAGAGTGCCGATAGTGGACGTGTGAAAGCACTTTACGACCTGTATGAAGATTTGCTGATCGATGGCGTGTTGAGCGATGCCATGCAAAAACGCATTGATGCGGTAACCAACTCGGAGCTGACTTACCAGGATAAAAACGGAAAGGAAGTCCCAGAACTTACAGCGCTTATCGATACGCCTGCAATGGAGGATCTGTTAACGCAAATTATGCACCATCGCTTTTGGGGTCGGGCGGGGATGGAGTTCGATTTTACGGACGGTTTAAAAGTTTATCCCTTGCCTGCAAAGCATATCAACCTTGTTAATAAGCAAATTTTATTAAACGAATTTGATACCACCGGAGTGCCTTACGAAAACGATGATCATCTTTTGATTTTAGGCAAAAAAAATGATTTTGGTTTGTTCTTAAAAACCGCTCCTTATGCTATCTGGAAGCGTGGTGGTTTTGGCGACTATGCCCAATGGCTCGAGCTATTTGGTATGCCTCAACGCGTGGGCAAGTACTCAAGCTACGATGCTGAGAGCCGTAGGTTATTGGAAGAAGCCCTGGAAAAATCAGGCTCCGCGCCTTGGGTGGTCATACCTAAAGATAGCGAAGTGGAAACGGTTAATAATACCGGATCAGGAACTGGTGCACCGTATAACGATTTTAGGAAAGCTTGCAACGAGGAGATCTTGATCACCATTCTCGGCCAAACAATGACCACCGTGCAAGGCGACAAAGGAGCGCGTGCCCTGGGCGAAGTGCATAAGGAAGTGGAAGAAGGCAAAAACCGCAGCGACCTACGCTTTGTACAGCGGGTTTTGAATTATTTTGTTTTGCCAATATTGCAAAAGCGTGGCTATTCGGTTGGCGAAGGCGGTGGCTTTGTTTTTCCTAAAGCTGCTGAAGCTTTAAAGGTATCTGAAATAGTTCAGTTGAGCGATATACTCGATATTCCTGCAAGCTTTTTGCACGAAAAATATGCTATTCCGGTTGCCCAGGATGGGGAAATATTGGCACGGAAAAAACAGAGCAGCGAACCTGAACCACCTGCAGATCCTCCTGCAGATCCTCCCGCTCCGGGAAAGAAAAAAGTTAAAAAGCCGAAAGCGGAGAAAATTGAAAATGCCGACAAAAGCAACTTTTTAAAAAACCTGTGGGATTTTTTCGTTCAAGCCCCCGAAGCGGGGGCGGCGAGCTTATCGAAGAAATTGAAAGGCAATACAGAAATTGAGCTGGCCGATAAATACAAGATTGATTTTAATGCCCTGTTTATTGCGGCTTTAAAAGAAATCCATAAACAAGAAACGGAACTCTTTAGCATTCAGCTTTTCAATACGAGCAACGATGCTATGCAGCACGCTTTTGATAGCGAGTTTAAAAAAGAGACGAAAGAGTGGGGAAAGGAAAATGGCGATTTTCTAAACGAATTTAAAACCAATGGTGCTGTGTTTTCAGCTTTTAAAGCGCATACGCAAACCAAGGCAATCGTTGATCTTTTGCTCGACGACAATGGCAATCTCCGCTCTTTTAATGCGTTTAAAAAATTAGCCTTGCCACTTTCTAAAAATCACTACCAACACTGGCTGCAAACCGAATACAATACAGCAGTACGCTCAGCTCGAGCTGCAGTTAATTTTAGGAAATACCTAAAAACAAAAAAGCTTTATCCTAACTTGGAATACATCGAAAGCACATCAGCCGTTAAGCGCGATGCACATTTGCACTATGTGGGTACTATTTTACCGATAGAGCATCCGTGGTGGGATACCCATTTGCCACCCAGCGATTGGAATTGTGGATGTGGTGTAAGACCAACAGACAAGGAGGTTACGGCAGTTCCCGGCGAGGAGCTTGTTAATCCTGTTTTTGCGAATAACTCGGGCAAAAATGCGGAGTTTGTTAATATAAAACAAACGCCTTATTATAAGAGCACAGCTGCTGCCGATCGTAAAAAAATTGAGAAAATGGCCAAAAAATTACAAAATGGAAATTGATGTTTTTGATGGCGAATTTGCGCGTAAAATGGAAGAGCTTCGCGACTTTGCCAATGGCGATGAGATTAAGGATATTATGGGCGTTGAGGCCGTGAACCATTTTACAGAGAGCTTCCAAAACGAAGGCTTTACAGATACAAAATTGGTTAAGTGGGCAGAGGTAGAGCGTAGAAAAAAAGACTCACCTTGGTATGGACATAGCGGACAAACAGGAAAAAAATCGAATGCCCGCACAATGGCCAAGATTTTAACCGGAGAAACCCAGGAGCTGAAAAATGCCACAGACTATATTGCCATAAAAGATGGTGTGCGCGTTTTTAATAATAAGCCTTATGCAGGCGTTCACAATTATGGAAAGCAGGCCAAAATTTACGGCAAAAAAAGCTTTAAAATGATTGCCAGGCCATTTATTGGCAAATCGGCAGTACTGATGGATGCTATTGGCGACAAGATAAAGCGCCAAATGATGGAGATACTTAAAAACAAGATTTAAAAACCTTTTAAAAAGCATTGAAATATGAAAACAATATACCTAGCCGTGATGGCTCAATTAAAAGCGGAAGTCCCCGCAATTAAATGGATAGATTTAGACACCGGACAGCTGGATAGTCAATCGCGACCTTCCGTTGCTTTTCCGTGTGCACTAATAAGCATTGGCGTAGTTCCTAAGCGAAGCCTTACCGATACCATACAAGATTGTACGGCAAATATAACAGTGCGTTTAGCCTGGGAAAATAGCGGACAAACAAGTAGCATTACTCCTAATGCAGTGCTTAATCAATCGCTTGCTGTGTATGATACGATTGCCGACGTATATAAAGCGCTGCAGGGCTTTTCTACGGCTAACTTCGATAGTCTTAACCGACGTAGGCAAGACCGCGAAAAGAGCCGCCACGGCCTTTTTCAGTACCGTTTTGATTTTAGTGCGGAGTTTGAGGATGATACGGCGGAATAGCACTGTCATTCTGATCCGTCAGCCGACGGAGAAGAATCTGTTAGAGATGCTTCGACAGGCTCAGCATGACAAACCACCAGACACAAAAAAAGGGCGTGCAGATCTGCACGCCCTTTTTTGTGATTACTTTTAGTCTATTTTAAGATTGAATCATAAAGCGTTTGTGCTTTCATATATTCCTCATAAATAGAAGTGCTTTTCTTAGTATCTGGTTTAAAATACAATGCATTTAAGCCTAGGCTTGAGTCATAACCAAAACCTATAATACAACCAAAAGTATAATCATAAAATGCAACTCCATCGGAAAAACCATATAAATAATATCTCTCATTTAAAAAATCGATTACTTCATCAATTATACTTGTTGAATTCATAAACATTACGTCTGCTGATGTAACTAAATTGTTTTCAAACAAATAACCTACATAACGTATATTAGAATTTTCTCCTAGATAAAATAAGCCATCTGAAGTTTCTGAAATTAACTCGCGTGTTTCATTTGCTTTCACATACTCCTTTGTTTGGCCGTAAGTAAAATAAGGCTCTTGGTATAAGTTGCTAAGAGCTGTAAGATGTACTACGCATTCAGCTGAAATATTATTTTCCGTACTTCTAACAATTATTTTAGAATCTCCAAGCCTTACTCCAGTAACTAAACCTGTTTGTGATACTGTAACAACATTTGTATCCAGAGAGCTCCAAGTGCAAGCTTGGGTTGGTGTTACTGTTAATTGTATTGTTTCTCCATGGTGCAAAGTAGCCACGTTTTGATCTAAAGTAATAATAGGCGTTTCATCATCTTTTTTACACGAAAAAAGAACTAAAAAAAGGCTAATCATCAAAATTAATTTTTTCATAATGCAATCATTTTTAAGTTTATAACAAATATAAGCAAAGCAATGAAAAATCAAAGCTTTGCTTATACACTAATTTACTTTTAATTTTTGTGCCAAATCAAAATCGGGCATTAAAGCCTGAATTAGAACCAGCACCATATAATAATCGGAATTGGTTATAGCGTTGTTAGGGTCGATAGATCGTAAAATTTCTAATAACTGTTGGTGTAGCAATAACCATTGTTCTGTAGGGTTGCTATGGCATTCTATATTAATGCTAAAACTTGTGGGTGTAAACTCAACGGCCATTGTTTTGCTCCTTTCCTTTTGGATTAGTTAATGCTTTAAGCTTAAGCATTTTTTCTTTTACATCGGGTGGGCAAAGCGGATGATTAGCCACGTTCCAAATGGGCTTACCTTGCTTTAAAAGCTTTTCGGTAATATTGGCTAATTGTTCTGTGGTAAAATAGGTGGGCTTTTTCATTAACTTTCCCTCCCATTTAATAAGCTTAACTGAGGACTAAACAGCGCATCGTGTAACCGCAGCATATTTTTATTTTTACGAGTATTTAAAAATTCCCGAACACCATCACGGTTGCACCACCATTCGCCAACGTTCCAAAAATCGCTGGTCATTTTTTTAAAATTAACTAGTGAACTCAGGTTACTCATAAGTAGAGAAGTAACAGGCACTTTAACTAAAAGACTAATATCTCGTACTTTATACCATTTCTCGTCGTTTATCATTTTCGTTCTAACTCGAGTATCAAATTCGTACATAATATCGCTTATGTAAGGAGGAATATCAGCTCCTACAAAATTTGTTGCCGTTTCTAATTGATGAACGATTAAATCCTCTGCCCAATCTCTAAACAAACGCGCATTTTTACTTTTAATAAAGAAACCCAGGCGTACAATACCCCTTTTGGTATAGAAAACTTGGTGAGGCTGAATGTTTTTGCCAAGGGTGTCGGTATTTTCGACACCCTTTATAAAATGTTTGCCTTCAATAAAATCTTCAGGGTTTTTAGTTTGATGGGTTCTTATGGTTCCAGGAGCAACTCCATAACCTTTTGCCACTTCTTTGGTTGGCATTAAAAACTGGTGGTTTAAATTGGGGATTACTGAAACCGTTAAACCTTCGGTTACTTGCAAGCTCATTGGCTGCTTTTCATTCTTTTGGTTCTGCATATTAAAGAATTTTAAGTTAAAAAATAGCCCGTGTGCTGCAGAACCACAACATACACGGGGTATGAAGAATTACCGTTCCAAGCGGCTCACACGGGCAAAAAGTTATAAAATTCTAATTTTACCCCTGACTTATTGTGATTCTGCAGGAACAAAACTAAACAAAATATTTTAAAAACAAAGAACTTTTTAAAAAACGTTAACAACGGATATATGTATAACTACACATATCCTCTAGTTAGCGTTCATGCTAAACCGTAAACGACAGCCTCACGTTTTTAATTGAAAAATCAGTTACGATTCTTTCAATTCTTTCTTCCGTTAGAGATACTTGAGCAGTCCATTGATTTTCTGAATAGTCAGAAAATTGCAATTCATATTTTGCTCCCCATTGTTCCATTGATTGAGTTAAATAGCTTCTGAAAGCCTCAATCCCTAAATTCATATCTGAAATTCCATCACTCATAATATTGTATTTTTAAAAGTTAATAATCTGAAATAAAGCACGAAACGCTAACAAATGCTATATGCAACACGGCAAATAAACATTTTCGGTAGCTTGATAAATTCTGCTATGCCGTGCGGCACATAGCAAAACCGTTATCATTAACCCAACACCCGCATTTCAATAGGTATATTGTTTTTCTCGGCTTGCTGTTTGGCGTATTCCATTCCAGGGCTCATTCCAAAGTCGACATAAAACACGTGCTTTTCGGCTACTGTTTTCCACGCCAGTCCGGCTTCAATGCCCAATACCCGCTCTGCAGGGATATCATCATTTAAAATGCCCGGTTGCGTATAGAGCAGATGCGATGCAATAGGCGCTTCGCCACGCTGCAAGCTATCTAGTACACACTTTCGGGCATAGGCAATATTCCGTTTAATATCGCCCGCATAGGGGCTTTCAAGTATTACTCTTGTCTTTTCCATTTTGTTTTTTTTAAAAATTTAACATCAAAATTTTCAACAATAACACCTGTTCTCAACTTTTTTTCTAATTCTTTTTTCTTATCGCCTTGCCAATTCATATAATCTTGCAGCGTTTTTTGCTCTGAAAAATACTCCATATAGTCGTGGAGTGAATTGGCACTCCTAAATAAAACGTAAAATATTGTTTCCATCACTTACCGTATCTATATTCATCTGCAGGAAAATCGCTTAAATCAGCACCCTTTTTCTCCGCTTGGGGAAATTGCTTTTTATCATAAACATTTCCGGCTATTCTTATATTAGAAGTTTCGTATTGGTTTAGAAAATCATAAATAGAGCCATCTTTTTTTAAAGAAATATCTACGCAATAAGCCGCTTCTTTGGCATTGTAAAATATAGGCTCCTCGCTATTATGTATTTCGCCATCCACTACAATAGGTTCTGATATTATATCGTTTTCATAAACTTCAAAGCCATTGTACTCAGCTATTAGCTGACATAGCGTATCAGGATTGATAGGCTGTGGATAGCCATTTTGCATTATAGCATCAGGGAATGCAAGATTAGGATCGTGGATGTAAGTTCCAAAAATCCACTTACCGGAAAATTTGTCTTTTGCTTTAAATTTTAGTTGTCTTTTCATAGCGTTTTTTCGTTTATCATAGCGGCTACCAGTACACCACATATAATGACTATTAACCCCCAAAATATTAATGATAAGCGTGCGCTTTCCGGCCACAATAGGGCGTTTAATTCTAAACTTGCAAAGGCTATGCTTGCATATAATCCAGCCAAAAAGACCAGCGGTATTATCAGGTATAAACTCTGTTTAAATTTTTTCATCATTTAATAATTTGTTTAATACTAAATCGAAATGTTTGCGGAGATCCTCCAAATGTCGCTCGCTGGCCATTAGTCGGCCTTCGAGTAATTTATGGCTTTCAGGCTGAATGCCCTGCTCGTCGAGAAAGCGAGCCATAGCGGCGAGAAAATCGGCGGCAAAAGGCATAGGCATTTCAAGTAGTGGTTCTATTTGTGCTGACATAGGTTCGAAGCCATTGATATCAACTGAGGTGAGTTCGCCTTTTACTTGACCTATAATTCTAATGCGGTCGCCGCGCTTTTCTTCTAGCCAAAAGCGGGTAGTCATTGTGCGGTAATCTTTTTCTTGTAATAATTCCATTTCAACTCCGTTTAATTGGTTTTTAAATCTATTTTAAATGATATTCATTTTCCCACATCTTATTGTTTAGCCACGTTTCGGCATAAGCGCTTTCTTGGTTTTTAAAGGCGATAAAACGGCGATAGCGTGGAATGGCCACAAACACCAATTCGCGCTCTTGCTTGCTTAAGCTATTCCATAGACGCTCGGTGCGTGCTTTTTTACCTACTTTGTACTTGTAGGCATTCCAGAAAGCCTCGAAGCTTAAATCTTGCTGCACTTGGCTAAGCTTAAGCTTATGTTGCTGCACAAAGGCTTCAAGCTCATTTTCGAGCGCGGGCAATTTGGCTAGCATAAAATTGATCTGTTTAAGGTTATTGTCTTTAAATTCGACCGATATCAATAAGGCGTTCTCGTCGTATTCAAGCACTACGCTTGCAGCTGTGCGGCCTGTAATTATATATCTCATAGCTGACTATTAATTTCGTAAACAATACGATCGATCAAAAGCTCTTCGTAGAGATCTAAATGATAATCGCGGACAAGTACTGGGGTTTGAACAAAGGCCTCATCAAAGGCAGCGGCTTGAGCGCCAGATAGGTTGATGCTGTGTTTTTTCTTATCGCTTTGCGCTAGGTTGGTAAGCTTGATATGTAATTTCCCGATTAAACCTGCAACCATATAGCGGCTGTTGCGGTTCTGAATGCTAAATACATTATAAGAAGAAAAAACATGCAGCAAGCTTTGCAACTCGCTGTTATTTAGCACTATTTTTATTTTTTTATTCATCTTCTTTTTTTTCTTGGCGCTTTTGGATCTCTTCAGAAATGATTTTCGAAATGATAAAGCTTGATGCGTGGAAAATATCTACAAGATCGTTGATCTGAACTTGTCGGTAAAAGTAGAGCTCCAGCAGATCAGACTTGTCTTTTGTAGTAAAATCATTGTACAGTCTTTTCATTTTTCTTCACTCGTGTTTTTTTCTTTTTTGACGCTTCATCTGCGCGAAGTGCATTTAATGTACGCGCAACTATTGTGCGCATAAAGTCTTCTATCCAAGTTCGCTCGCTGCTGGGCAACTTGCTTTTTTTGGCAATAATTAAAAGGAGCTCTTGGCTTAGAAATTGAAGATTTAATGCGCCTCTATTTTTAAGCTTAGAATAGGCCGAAACCTTGAAGCGAGCGCCGGGCATTTTACGCAAAACAGAGGCGCGTTCGTCCTCAATGCTTTGCAAACCTTTTAATAGTTGCGTTGTAAATTCTGGGTTTTCGAATACTTCCTGAAGGGTGATGTTTTTTTTCATTAGTTTAGTTGCTTTTGAGGTTGATTAAATATTTCAGGTAAATTCCTAATGTGAGCATCTGATTCCACTGTGAATTTAAACGCATCGAATTGAAGCTTTGCGGTTTTTACAATCTGATCAGCAACCCGGTTCATTGCGAGAGCTTTATCAATTTCGAGTTTCATCTTATCGTCTTTGATAGTTTCATCGTTAAGGCGTTCTATTTGAGCAAAAAGATGGTCATTTAGATCTTGCAGTTTGTTTTTCATAGCATTAATCATTTTTATTAATTATTTTCTTTATTTCTCTTTTAAGTTTTGCGTTTAGCCGGAGAATATCTTTAAGCTCATCTGGATAGTGATGTATGGTATTACGAAGCATTAGGTCTGCATTACTCACAAGCTCCAAGTTTTTTATTGTACAATTAGCGGGGTTGCTATCTTTAAAAATTACGTTGAAGCCTATTGGGATTTTCTCACCTGTTTCAACCTCCCATAAAACGCGATGCATTAAACGCCATTTTGCCTTTGCCAATCTGATATAAATATAAGGGCGACCTGTTTTGGAATCGTTTCGAACCGATATACATCCATCGAATTTCGTATTATGAGGTAAATGTCCTTTTTTGAATCTTGTTTTAGCGGAATTTAACTCAGTCGTTTTTGTTCTAAAAACTTGATTTTTACCTTTATTTGCGGGGGTGTGGCCTTTCTTAAATTGAGTTGAAGGAGATAAAGATTTTCCTTTTATCATTCGGCCACAAGCTTCACTGTGTAAAAATTCTTTTGATTTTTTCATACCTAATTCGTAAGCTTTGGCATATATAGACGCAATGGATCTATTTAACATAAGGGCGAGTCTTTCGGTTTTATAATCAGCATAATTAGCTCTAATAAACTCGATTTCGTCTGTGGTATATTTCCCTTTTTTCATTTTTGATCGTTTAAAATTTGTTCCTCTGATTGGAATCGAACCAACCTTAACCAACTCCTAAGAGCAGAGGAAACCGCTGTCAATCGGCGTAATTACTTCGCAGCGAGATAAATGCTAAGTTGAGCTATCGCTATTTTCACTATCGACCGAGACATTTTTATCGGCAACCGGAATGCTCGAGAATGTTAGGCTAATAGCCTCATCCTTATCCTCACCGTTTTTCTGGTAAAAACTTACGTTCATTCCAATAACTATTATATTATGGCTTTCTTTAAAGAGCTGCATAGCTTTTGCCCAACGCTCGTCGTCGTAGCTATCTTCCCACTTAATTAGTGCAGCTACAGCGGCAGGATTAAAGTTGCCATCTTTACCACGCTGCAAAAGTTGCGTGATAATTTCGTAGGCTTTTTGATCGCGTTTTTTAACCATATCGGCCAAAAATTCACGGATCAGCTTTTCGGCTAAGTTGGCACGCTCGTCGTACTCTACTTTGGTATTGCGCTCAAGCACTACACGATGCAAGCCGTCGGAACTGCGTAGGCCAAAGCCGCCTTTGCTATTCGATCGCACTTCGCCATAAGCCTTGGCTTTATCGTAAAAAGCCTCTAACGCTTCAATGGCAATATTTTTAAACACCACCATCTCGGTGTGCAAGCTTTTTGCACTTGCCACAAGAAATTCTACAAGCTCGTTGCGGTCATGTTCATACACCTCTTTTAACCGGATAGCAGCTGCCTTTTTCTGCCCTTCGCGCTTTGCGAGTTCGGCTGCTAACTCCTCGTTGCTGAGTTTTGATAAATCTAATTTTCCATCCATTTTTAATCTATTTTTTAGGGTTATTTCAATCTTCGTGATCCATTTTCTTAAGTTCTGCCTTTGCATTAATCGCCATATAGTTGTTAAATGTGGAATAGCTGATGTGAAATTGGTGCTTAATGCGGGCTTTATAGATGCCGATAAGTGTTACTCCGCAGTCGTTCTTTTGCTCTTCCAGAACGATATTCTGTATTTCAACTATCTTTTTAAATTTGTAATAATTGTTATAGGCCATCTTGTGCGTCAATTGCTTATGGTTAAAAAATTCAGCTCTTCTGTGGTAAGTTCCTCAACAAATTGCAGGTCTTTTGTTTTATTAACAAAAGCGTAGTAGAGCGAGGTGAGTCGCTCTTTTGGAATGCTATTAAATTCGCGTTTACCTGCAGCTCTACACGCAATGGCTTTAATGCGATGAATATTTTCAATCTGATTGAGCGCACGAAGCCAAGCGCCAATGGCAGCTATCAGTCTTTTGCGCGCCCTATCCATTTCAATAATGCCAGGAACCGCAATTTTTTCAATTTTAGAGCATAGCTCCATTAGCTGATAGGCATCAAGCTCTGTGCTGCTCGTGGCATTGTACGACTCTAGCAGGTCGAGCTTGCCTTCTTTGTCGATACCTGCCTGTGAAAGAAGTATATGAAAGCGCTTTCGCAGGTACTTTTCTTGTTTGTCGATTAAGTTTTGCATAACTTTTAATTTTAACTTGTTTCTAATCCCCAATATGCATCGGCCAGTTTTTGATTGATAACGATAGGCTCCCCGCCGCCGTATCTGCTAACAGGGAAGCCTTTAAAACCTTCAACTACAAAAGCCACATTGGCATCGCGCCAAATTTTTCGCGCAACACTTCCCGCTGGTTGCTTCCCTTCCATGTGGCTTAAGTAGATAAAGAGTTTCTTTTTGTTGAAAAGGTGTTTTAAATGCTTGTACTCGCTCCATTTCATATCCCAAAATTGAATAGTATCTATTACCACTATTTCTGGTGATTTATGCTTTTGCAAGCGCTTTATCAGTTCTGCAGGCTCTTCTTTGTCGAGGAGTAAGAATTTTCCTGCAACATCGGCCATTCCTTCGCGTATATACGCATCTTGAATGGTTGCCGACAGGCCTTCCTCAACGGAGTTGTAAGCTGCCCGACCGAATCTTGTTAGGTACTTAGTGAGTTGCATTGCAAGGCTTGTTTTGCCATTTTTTATGTCGCCCTGGATAAACCAGGTACCAGTTAATTCCGGTTTTCCGATCGCACTCAACCATTTGCCCTCGAATTCGAGTCGGTTAAACTTTGCATTTAAAACGTTGTCAACCGAATAGGCTCTTTGCATAATTTCAATGTACTTTTGCGAGTTCGTTATAAATTCGTCTCAAACTCGGCTTATTATCATCGCCCATAGTGCCTTTTAAAATCATATTGGTATTGGCATTGCTATTGGCTTTGATGATCATTGAGGCTGTTGCAATTAAAACCTTGTTAGCCTCTTCGCTTCCGGCAGGGATCACTTTGCCGTACTTTTTCCCAAAGCGGGAAAAAAGCTCGGTATAACCTACCTTTTTGCGTTCAATATTTCTTCTCATTTTCTCGTGCAAACCGTCGGCGCCGATCATATAGAAAGCGCAGTTGCGTTCTACAGCGTTCCATAGTGCTTTACTTTCCATAACAGCATCGTAGTTCAGATCGGCGTATTCGTCCCATATAATTAAGGGGTTGGGCAATGTTTTAAGGTAAAACACCAAATCCTCATAAACATCGGCGTAGCGGCCATTGCTGCCCACCCCAAATTCTTTAGCAATTTTGCGTACTAATCTGTGCTTTGTCTTTACCTGCGAACAATCTACATAGATGGCATTTTTATGATTCGCAGCATAATGTTTGGCGGCATACGTCTTGCCGATGTCGCTTAAGTCGCAGAGCATTGAGCTCGTGCCGTTGTTTTGGCATATCTCGAGCTGAGCAGTAACAAATTGGAATACCGGAGTATTTGCCGTTTTCCACTGTTTTTCATTGTTTAAAGAAACATCTAATTTTCGCGCTAAACTTATCCAGTTGGCATCACTAAGTACTTGATCAGTGTCGCCACGGTGTATGCGGCTGTACTGCGCTCCGCTAATTCCAAGCGATACGGCAAATTTAGCATCGGAGCCGTGAAAATTGCTGCGGCTTTTCTTTAGCGCTACTAAAATCTGTTGTTTTAATTCATTTGTCATCATAGGTGTGGTGTTTTAATTTATAAACTCATTTTTGCGCGAGCAGCCCAGTCTTCCGTATCAAAGTCTTCCTCGTCAACTTCATAGCCTTTTGGCTGCTCATTTTCAATAATCTCAACTTCAATTGCTTCTATTTCGGCTGATGTTTCAGCGTCCATACTGCCTATATTTGGCAGCTGAGCGCGTTTTTCGTTAATGAACTTATCGTATTTCGTAAGGCGTTTATTCTGGTGCATCATAGCATCGATATCATCATCCGTGCGCTCTATTTCGTTTTCGTTATAGTCGAATTGTGAACGGTTAAGAGCTTCGCCTATATATGTGTCGCCTTGGTATAGATACACTTTGAGCGTGGATCCATCGGCTTCAGGTAGCCAATAGGCCGTTACGCTTTTATTGTTCGATTTTAAGCGCGATAGGCTATCGAAATCGGTAAGTTCAAAAGTTTCATTATTAACTGGGCAATAGTCGTTGTTATAGATTGTTGTATCCGTAGCATTGCCAATAAATTTGAATAAATGCCAAGGTTCAATTGGCTTTAAGCTTGGATTGATCTGCGATAAAAATACTTGTTTGCGGGTCATTCCCGGATAGGTCTTTTGCAGCGGATGCAAGCTGTTATTGTGCTTTTCGATGTCGGCCAAGTCATCAGCTACAATAGTTTGCGGCTGGTACAATGGATCTACATAGTCGCCTGAAACTTTGTTGCGCACCGCGCGATAAGCTTCGTGCTGGGCGTACCAACGTCCGCGTGTATGTCCGGCTTTTTTTGCGGCACCATACTTCAGTTCTTTAATTTTATGCTCAGCGCGTTTATCCGTAGAGCTTTTTGCAAAGCGCACGAATGGGAAAATGTCGTTTATCCAATTCAAATCTTTCATTAAGTGATGTTCCACTTCTAATTCGCCTGGCATTGGTAGCCCAAGCTCCTGAAGCTCGATAAACATATTCCTGAACGATTCGATAACCGTGTCGTGCGTCGGCTTTCCAACGATATAGGCAGGTCTGAACCAATAACTTGATACAACGTCAACCGCAATGTATTTATACACCCACCCGCGAATAGATTTGCGACTCATTGCCACGTCGTCCATACTGATTTTACTTAAGCTGAATTGGCCAAGTTTGCGGTGTTGTTTAGGCCTGCGTTTATTTACATAGTCGAAGTTGCCATTGCGATCGGTGAATATTGTAGTTTCATTAACCACGTCTTTAAGGTAGTTCCACACGGTAGCTTCGCTTATTTCCATAGCGCGGCCTTTATGCCTAAAATCGGAAGGTCGAAAAACTTCGCCTGTTTTTTTGTCGTAAAGTTCTCGCTGTCCAACCACAAACTCCAGATATCGCGCGTGAACCTCGTTTACAAATGGTTTGTCGTTTGTACGCCATAAAGCAACTAGTAATCGTTCAATTGATACGCTAACTTTACGCGCCGCATCGTTGCCTAAGTTCTTGTGAATTACAGAATAGTAGCCATCGATCATATACTCGTCAAAAACTCTTCTTAAAGCTCGAGCGTTAGATACAGGAGCGCAGGGGTAAGTTTCAATTTGATCGAGATACCAATCAACAGCTTGTTTCCAAAATTCGCCAAGCTTAACGCGCTTTCCCGCTTTTGCCCGCGCACTTTGTTGCGCCTGCAAGCCTTTTTTAAGGGCATTTAAAATAGATGCACGATTGGTGTATTCGGTAATTTTATCAGGATCGAGTGGAGATCCATCCGGTTTACGAAAGTCAACATAGTAGGCGCGTGCTTCAGCGTCAATTTCAACTTCATAAATAGATCTGATCTTTGTCTCGTTTAGTTTACCAAATGTGCGCTCAATGGCCATCTTACGGTCGGGGCGTTTAATGCTCTTCACATCTATTAGCGTGTTTCCATTTATCCCCCGACGGTAGATTTCCAGTTGACCACGTTTGGAATCATTCTTAAACATATTTTCTGTTAAGCCTGATTTTACCCAATCGTTTACTGTAATCGTTACTGTGCCGTCGATAGATTGATACATAGCTAGTTGATTTTGATGTTTTCGCTAGACTGGTTTAGCCATCCTTTATTTTGGGCATATATAAATAGGGATGCGGATGCAATGAAGTACGCAAATACAATGAGTACAGCTGTTAATGAGGAGTGATCAGGGTCGATTGTTAGACCGAGTAAACTTACCATTAAATTTACTTTAATAAATAGTGCTTTCAT